TGTAAATTAGACTTTATTAAGTCTAATTCCTGTTTTGCTTCATTAATTATTTTTATTACTTCATAACAATTTTTATCTTCTAAATTCTTAATAATTAAATTAATATCAATTATAAGTTTTTCTTTTAATTCATTGTTTTCTAATTTGTTATATTGTAAATTGTCAATTATTTGTTGTATATTTTCTTTTATATCATAACACTTATTATTTTTTATATTAAAAATAAATATTTTTACAGGTAAAGCACTTCTTTCATAATAGTTTCGTATGATATCAAACTCTTCATTATAAAAAATTTTATTAGAAAATTGTATCGGAGAGCAGTTAACAAATAAACCAATATTTTTAGGACTAGATTGTAAAGCTAACTCTGTAAATGTTTGAGAAAAACTTTTTTTAGTATTAGTATTTTTTGCAACATTAGATTGTCTTTTATTTAATGTGGCGCGTTGTGTGGCGCGTTGTGTGGCGCGTTGTGTTGCGCGTTGTGTTGCGCGTTGTGTCGGAGTATGTTGTCCAAGTTGTGTTGCGCGTTGTGTCGGAGTATGTTGTCCAAGTTGTGTTGCGCGTTGTGTCGGAGTATGTTGTCCAAGTTGTGTTGCGCGTTGTGTGGGAGTATGTTGCCCAGGTTGTGTTGCACGTTGTGTAGAGCGATATGTAAGGATCTGAGTAGGAAGTGAGCAATGCCCGTGTGTATCTAAATTTTTGCTTAACTTTTTATCAAATGATATAAATGAATCATGACTAGTAACTGCAATTGCATGTCTATTATTTAATGTTATATTTCCTTCAGTCCGAGTATTTGCATTATCCGGATTAAAAAGTTGTGTTACATCAAGACAAGTATAACCATGAGTTTTACGAGATGCCTGTAATATTAGTTTTTTTGTACGCTCTCTTTTTGTTTTAAAACTATAGATTGGATTATCCAATCTAGAATTATCAGTATTAAATCCAGACCACCATATTGGAAAATCTTTTATATCGGAATAATTTAATAAACTATTTAACCTCATACTATTTAAAAAAACTCCTCTTTTATTTATCTCTGATATATTTAAAGGAGGAATAACTGATTTTTGTTTTAACATAATTATATATATATATATAAAATTAATTATTTTCTTTCTTTTAAAACTAAAGAAAGCTTTATTTGTTGATTTATAATTTTAGCACAATCTGTCAAACTATTACATGTAAAACATTCAAACGTAATATATTTTTTTTTATTTTTTTGGGTATTATTTTTTTTTTTCATTTTTTTTTCTAACAGTCTTTGTATATAAAAACAATTTTTATCATTTTCATTGTCCAAAATCTTGTTAATTTGAATAAAAAATGCGATAAAGTCATTTTTTTCTTTTGCAGTAATAGGATTTTCATTTTCTACAATTGTTAGTATATCTTTAAGTATTTCATATATTTCAACACAATTATTAAGATTGTTATTATGTAATCTTGTTTTTAAATTATTTAATATATCTATTAATGATTTCCAAGTAATATCTATATTTTCAATACTAGTATTAAACTCACTCTTTAGAAAATCATTTATTTGTTTTTGAAACTTTATTTTAATACTACTACAGTTAATATTTTGTAACTTTTCAAAAATTGGATTAATAATAATATTAGTAAAGAATGTTTTTCGTTTTTCTGGATCTTTATATGAATATCTAGTATATTCGCCTATAGGAGTGTGTTTTAATCTTTCAATTTGGCTTATTACAAACGTTTTAGCCTCATAACAATTATTTTTTTCTAATTTTATAATAAGTGGTTTAATTTTATCTTTCATAATTTGTTTTAATTGTGTATCTGGTATTTTACTCTTTAACCGTGCGACTAAGAGTTCCACAGTTGGTTTTATATAAAAACAATTCATATTTTTCAAGTTAAAAATAAATATTTTTACTTTTTGTTTAATATCTTCATAATGCTTTTGTATAATATCAAACTCTAGTTTATAAAAAATTTTATTAACAAAATCTGCGGGGGTGCAATTAACAAATAAACCTATATTTTTAGGATTTGATTCTAATGCTAATTTTGTAAACTTTTTAGAAAAATTATCAGTTGGATCAATTATTATATCAGCATTTGATTGTTTTCTTTGTTTTTTTGTACCGCGTTGTGTCATGAAAGTCTTAAGCTTTTTTGGGCTGCTCAGGCTGCTGCGTTCTGTCAATATTAATGATTCATCTATTGATATTAATGAATCCCGTCCAGTAACAAGTGTTATAATATTTGATTCTGTATTATCTTCATTCTCTTCATTATCTTCATTCTTTTCATTCTCTTCATTATCTTCATCCTTTTCATTCTCTTCATTATCTTCATCATTACTATAATCTATAACATCAAGACTACTATAACCACGAGGTATTTTAGAAGCATTCTTCATTTTTTCTATTAAAATTTCACCTTTTGTTTCAAAACTATTTCCAAAATCATTTAGTTCAATATTATCAACAAAAAAACCAGACCAAAATATTGGAAAATCTTTTATCTTGGAATAATTTAGTGGACTATTTAATTTAATACTATTTATAAAAGGACCATGATCTGGATTTGAAAGTGGACTGATTAATGGACTGATTATAGTATCTTGGCTTGAAAGTGGACTAATTATAGTATCTGAGTTTGAGAGTGGACTAATTATAAGCTCACCAATTATACTATCTCTTTTTGGAACTTCTAAATTTAAAGGAGGAACCAAATATTTTTTTTTTGTACTCATATATTTATATTGTTTTATATATATATATCAACATTCTAATATTCTAATATTCTAATATTCTAATAATTGTATTCTAAATAATTAATGTCTTTTTTTGACAATAACTTCTCTCCAAAATGAACTGCTTCAAATGGCTGCCATTTTTTAAATTTTTTATTATATTTACATTTCATATACATTATTTTTTTTAAATTTACAAATTTGTCTTCTTTAATATTTTCAAACTCTTCTTCGCAATCGCTCATTTCTAATAGATCTAAATTGTGATTTTCTTTTATAGTTCTAAAGTGACTATTCATAAAAACACTTGTTTTATAGTCAAATATTCCAGCATAACCATAAAACTCAGTACTATCATTATTATTTGATTTACAATACAAACTATAAATATCTTCTTCAATATTTGCCTTTATTTTAAAAATTGTTTCATTTGCCGCATGTGTGCATCTTAAATTGCCTATTTTTTTTGTTTTTTCTAAAATGTAAAAACCAACCGCATCTACTTCATAAGGCACTTCTTTTATTTTATTATATACATTATGTATTTTTTCACTCATATAAGGCAATCCAAAAATAACAAACTTAGAAGTATATGCTTTTTGTTGTAAATAAGTTTTAAAAATAGTATTTAAAATATTTATTTTATATTTAATTTGCGTATTTTGTATATTTTCTCCTTTAAAATAATAAATATCTTCACATGTTATAAAATTATGTTTATTATAATTAAAATAAGTTCCATATATAATTGTTCCATATGATAATATTTTATCAAAGCAAGAATCAACAACTTCAATCTTAGTAAAATTATTACATTTGTTTAGATGAAATAAAATACAAATATTATTTTCATTTTCATAAGTAAACCAAGCTAATACTTTATTTCCTTTTGGAATTAACATAAAAATATCACTAAAAACTTTCTTATGTAAAATGGTATCATAAGAAAGTTCAAACTTTGGAAGTTTTTGTATATATTGTTTATTTAACATGTATTATAATATGTATATTATTATATTATATATTCTTTAATATTCTTTAATATTTTTCAATTTAATATTAACGTATTTCACTATATAATTTTGAATTTAATTGGCTATTTAATTTAATATCTACATTATTTGCAGTATAATTTAAATCATTTAAATAATGTTTTAATTCTAATCTCATATTATTTGCATCACTTAAATTATTTAAATTAGTTGAATCACTTAAATCATTTAAATCAGTTGAATTAGTTGAATAAGTTGAATTAGGTGACTCATTTAAATTATTTGAAATAGTTTCTAAATGTTTATAAGTTTGGCTTGGCTTTATAATCATATCTTTAACAATAGGAACTGTAAGAGTATCTTTAAAAAATAAAAATAAATAATGTAAGACAATAATAATAATTATAGATATAATAACTGATAAAATTATATTATATAACATCTTATATAATTTTAATATAGTTAAAATTATCATTTATAACGGATTATTTGAATACTTAACATTAAGCCATTTTTGATTTTTATTATGAGTTGTAACATTAACATAGACATGAGCTCGTTGTTTATCACCTAATAAATGTATATGAACAGACATATAAGCATTTTCTGTAATACTTATTGTAGGTTGTAAACAAAAACGCCCGGTTAAACAATTATTATTTGAAATAAAAGTGCTGCATATAATATCTATTTTTTCTCTCAGCAATGTATTATTAAATCCTATATATTTTGAAATATGCGTAAAATATAAGTTATACATATTAGTAATATATGCTAAATTAGTTGATTTTTTAAGTAATTTATGAGTTTCCAGCAAAGACATATTTTTGTTATATTCTAAAATAATAATACCCACATTATTATTTGTATACCTATTATTATCAAAAGGTATTGGAATGCCAATAATAAGTTTATCTTTTTTTAAAGCAGTCAAAGCATCATTAAAAATTGTATAATAAGCAAGCGATAATCTAGAAATATTTTCTGTTTTATGAATAGTATATAATCGCGAATAATAAAATAAAGATTCTTTATTAGTATTAGTATTAGTATTAAAAGAAACACTACTTAACTGCGTAAAGTTATAAACTTTATATATATTTAAAATTGCATAATATATACCTTTTTTAATGCTAGTTTTTGGGAATTTTCTCTCTCTACAATTAGTAATAGTTTCTAATAGTTTTACTAATATACTACCGCCAATCATGACATGATCTATTTGTAATCTAACTATATTATTTGATATATCTATGTCCACATTAAAAGCAGGATGTTTATTAGTAATAACAGTTTGTTGACTATATTTATTTAAATCTAAATTATTGTTGTTATTAATTAAAATTAATAATTTATTAAATCGTTCAGAATTTATATTGTTTTTAATATTAATAATTTCTTGTTTGCCGGATAATTCAAATTTGGCAAGCAAACTTTTTTTGTTATATTTATGCTTGTTATTTTTATGAAACTCATCTTCTAAAGACATTAGTTATTAGTATATAAATATTTTATAATTATATTTATATTATAATTTATAAAATAGTATTAATAATAGAATCAATAATATTACTATTATTTATAAAATAAATATTATATATTTTGTTTTGGTTATATTCTATAATTAAAAACACGTTTTTATTTAATTTATAGTATTCAGCGCGAATAGTTAAAGACACATGTTTAATTGGAATGCTATTAACAATAGTATATGAAATATTTGATTCGTCAATTACAAGATTTTTATTATTTATTACAATTGATTTACTATTTTCATTCATAATAGTTAATTTATATATTATCTCATTTTCTATTTTATAAATTCCATCAATAGAATAAATTAATATATATTTTTTCTCTTCTTTTGTATAGTTGCTTAAACTCTCAAAATTAATATTATTACTAATGACATATAATAACATTCTCTTATAAATACATAACAAAAACTATTTAAACCGATTTTAATAAACTATATTAGGCTATATACATATAAGTATAATGATTTCATTTATTATTGTTGATAAAACCGGAAACTTAAATGAGTGCAACGTTGACAAATTAGAAAATGTATATAAAAAATGTGGATTGCGAAAATCGGAAGACTTTAAAAAAATTATGGATTACAATTTAAATAATACCGGAAGTACAATTGAATTATGGGGTAGAGTAGTTGGAAGAAATAATACAAAAAATCCATTTATTTTTAAATTAGATACAAGTATAAAACTATATGGACCAGCCGCATTAGTCTGTATTAAAAAAGACAAATTAGAAAATTTATTTATTCATGATTATAATAATATTGAATTAAGCGTACAAGATATTGCAACAACAGCAACAACCGCAACAACCGCAACAATCGGAGCAACCGCAACAACAGCAACAACCGCAACAACAACAATCGGAGCAACTGGAACAACTGCCACAACCCCATCTCTTAATTTTAAAAAAGTAGAAGAAGCATTAAATGAAACAGATAATAGTGAAGAAAATGTTAGTGATTCAGAATTAGAAAATGAAGATTATATTTATTCAAGCGAAGAAGAAAATAATAAATAATAATAATAATAAATTGAAAATTATTTAAACTTTAATTTTTTAATTATAATAAGAATGACAACAACAACAAAAACAATAAATAATCCAAATGACTTTAGAAAAAATGTAAAACTTAAATTAGGTGAATTATTAAATAATTTGAAAGATGGGAATAATTTAGAAATTGGAATTTATAATTACACATTAACTAAAGCAAATGAAAAAAATATAATTAAAAAATGGAACAATACATATTTTGTTAGAATTTATCTAGATAAGTTTAAAACGCTCTATATAAATTTAAAAACCGATTCAATTAAACAATTAATTACTGAAAAAAAAATTAAGCCACATGAATTGGCGTTTTTGAGTCATCAAGAAATGCTTCCAGAAAAGTGGGGTGCATTAATTGAAGATATTAAAATTAAAACGGAGAATAAATATACACCGAAGGTAGAAGCTTCTACAAATAATTTTAAATGTTTAAAATGTTTAGACATTGAAAGTAGAACAGCAAAATTAGAAAAGAGAGAACTAAATCAAAATTTCTTTAGAAAATGTACGTATTATCAACTTCAAACAAGAAGTGCGGATGAACCAATGACAACATTTGTTACTTGTTTAAATTGTAATGCTCGTTGGAAATGTTAAATATAAAATTATTTATAGTTAAGTATATCTATAGTTTTAGTAGTTGTAGGAAAATTATCATAACCAAAAATATCTTGTAATAATAACCATTCAAATAATCCACCTAAATAAAGGGCAATATTTGTAAATCCCAAAGCTTGTAATTGTTTATGTTTTTTAATGACAGATATATCGCTATTATTTTTGCCATAAATAATTATTAAAATTTTTTTATTTGTTTTCAAATATGCGTTTAATAATTTAATTTCTTCTTCAATACTAATAGTTCCACTTATTAAACAGTCTTGATTTGTTGATTCAAGTGTGTTTATTATAATAGATTTAATTTTAATATGCTCTTGAACTTTTTCAAAATTAAATAAATTAAAATTATATATATTTGATTGTATATTTCCCATTAATTATTTATATAAATAATTATTTATATAAATAATTATAAAGTAATTATAAATTAATTATAAATTATATAAAGTTACAATATTAGCAAAATTAAACTATTTAAATTGAATTGTTATATTTATATCTTCGCGTTTTATACTTTTGGTTGCGCTAATAGATAATTCTTCTCTTTTTTTGCGTGTTTTAGAATCATTATTTTTATCTTTATTCTTAATACTATGTCTTAAGTTCATGTCGCTTTCTATTTCCGCATAATTATTCTCAATATAGGTAACAATACCATTTTGAATTGCCCATTTAAAAAAATTTAATTGTCCGATTGTAGTTTGAATAAATACATCTTTTTCATATGGTATACTTATACGTTCCCATCTACAAAATGGGTCAAAACGTTTTTTAGAATACGCTTTTAAGTTAAGTTTATAATCATTATACACTTTAAATCGTTTATTATTTACATCATAGACAGTATAATATTTTTTTGCATAATTTGTGGCAAACCAATCAACAATTCTTAATGAGATTCTAGAATCTCCTGTTATTATGCTTATCATTTTCTTCATATTATTATTTTCTGTATAAAACTCTAATAGTTTAGTTAATAATAAATCATTTTGTTTAACATACGTCATTATTTAAACTTATAGTAATTTTTTTTTTAAATACTTATTTTTTTATATTTTATATTTTATATTTTATATTTTTATTGTTTATATTTTATATTTTATATTATATTATATTATATTATATTATATTATATTATATCCTTATATTTAAATGAAAACATTTACATTACTTACATTTAATGTAGAAGTATTTAAAAATTTATATAATTATAACTATCATCTTAAAACTAAAAAAATAACGAGCACTACTAAAGATAAAAAGAAACATAGTCAATTTAAAAAAATAGTTAAAGGAATTGATATTGTTTGTATTCAAGAAAATTATATACCTTTTAAAAACTATTCAAATTCAGAGAGTAACCATAGATTAAGTCCATTAGATACGACTTCTCGTTTTACTAAAAAAGATTTAAGCTGCCCTGCAGAAAAACTTACTTGGCCAGAACTAGTTTATTTATATGGAAAATCTTCATATTTAGCAAATAATATTTATGTTGATAAAAAAATACATATTAAAAAACATATAACAGAACCGCTAAGTAGTAAACGTTGTGTGTCACTTGTTACAACTGAAATAAATAATAAAAATATAAAGATTGCTTCAATACATTTATCTGGCGGAAGATTTGATGATAAAAAAGCAATTTTAAATAGTAAAAATAAAAAATTAAAAGAACTTAAAAAAGTGATTGAGTTAGACCCAGATATTATTTGTGGAGATTTTAATACTAAAATAAAAACTCCAAAGGTTAAAATTGTGGTGGATGCATATTTTTTAACACTTGTACCAGAAGGAAGTACAAATAAAGAAATAGAAGTTTTTAAACAGAATTTTGAGAATTGGATCTATATTGATGAACTTCACTCATATTTATTCAAACATGGTTATAAATTGGTTTACGCTATAAACAAAAATGATGAAGCAATTCAAAATAACATAATACCAACAATAACTGATACAAGTGCTTATGGAGGAATTGTAGATTATATATATTATAAAGACACAACCCTTTCACTCATAGAAAAAAGCGTTAAAATTATTGAAAAAAATAAAATAATGAAAAAAACAAAAAATATATATACACCAATTTTAAGTGACCATTTTCCAGTAAAAGCAGAATTTAGTGTTAATTAAAATTGCGTAATTTTGAATTTATTATTTAAATGATAAATAATAAATCTATAAACATAATTTTTTATATTTTACTTATAGTTAAACGTTTTGTAAATAAAAAATCGTCGTGGTTTTGGCATCGTTTTTGTAAATTACATTTTAAACAAGAAATAATAACATTATCATTACTATGATTTAAACTATTATTTATTCGGTCTAAAGTCCACTGATTCATTGTTCTTACTTTGTTGTATAAAAATACCATATCACAATTGCAATAAAAACATTTTAACTTTGATAAGACTAATTTTTCAATTATTTCATCTCTAGTAATAGTAGAATCCTGCTTATGTTTATTTTTATGAATATCTTGAGTAACATAACTGGACAATTTTTTATCTAATTCTTTTATAATTTCATTTTTATAAGGAAATATTTCATTTAAATATAATCTATTAATTAATGTTTTTTGAATATTAGAATCAAAATAGTTTTCATCTATATTTTTCATACATTCTCTCTGCGTATTATCATTATTTTCATAATTTTTATTTGCTTTTTCTATTATAGTTTTTTGATGTTTGCCTTGTATAGTTATATGTTTCATAAAAATGAACTATTATAATATAATTAACTATTATTAAGTAATTATTAACTATTATTAACTATTATTAAATAATAAATAATTTATTTTAATAATAAACAAGCAATGCATTCAATAATGAATTTAAAATCCTTATTTGATTTATATCATTGAATATTTTAAATGAGATAACTGACAGTAAAAATCAAAAAAGACCTATTTCAACAAGCGTTGTTTTTGAGTTTTATTTGATATACATTTTAACTTATTTTTAATTGTTTTACAATTAAATTTTGATGATGTAATATATTTTAAATATTTTTTTAAATAACTTAACTCATTTTGATTTAAGTAATACGTTTTTAAATATTTAGATTCTCTTGAATAAGTAACTAAAATTTCTGATATAGAATGATGAATTGGATAAAAATCTAATATACACATAAATAACACTAATGTTTCATTTTTTATATTTTTATTTAAAACTTTAAGTATATTAAATATAAAATTATATAACATAACACAAGAACCAGAAAAACCTGATATAATTTCTTTTTTATTTTTTTTCATTATATTTTCAAAGACACCATTTTTTATAACTTTAAAATATGAATCGCCTAATACAAGTTTGTTAGTATAGAAATTATCTTTTAAACAATCATTATTTTTAATTTTATAAATATTAAAATCTTTTTTTGTAATAGGTCTACTATATCCTAAAGCTTCTCTAACATAAATCTTATCATAATTTAATCCAGCATCTACTATATTTGTTCTTTTTTCTTTACCATAAATATATATTAGTGGTATAAACCAATCACCCTGTGATTTTTTTGCAATTTTTTCAATTTCACAAAAACTTGAAATTTTCTCTCCAAATAATTCACTATAAATTGATATAATTTCTTCAGATAAATTAGTATCATTTTTTATTGCAGTTCTGTAAATTATTTCAGATGAACTCATGTTATAAATAACACCAGTTATCTGCATTACATTAATATTATTTGATTTTATATAATTATAAAAAGTATTGTAATCATCTATATTTATTAATTCTTTACATAAATTTGTTATTTTACAATTTATCCCATTTGTTGTTATAATTTTTTCTTTTGTATACTTATTATCTAATAGATTTATATTTAAATAATTTGTTATATTTGGAATTTTTAATGATTTAATTTTTTTTAAAATTAAATAAAATAACTTTAAAATAAAATTAAATAATAATTCATTTTTTAATAATTCACAATGGAATGATTTATA